GATGTATAACTACCAAATGAGCATTTACTTTTATGAATCTCTGCTAATAAATCTCGATTGTTTAGGTATTTTACCTTTTTTCCAGTCAGGGATATATGTGTTGTAGTCATTGTTATTATTATTTTCCTTGGTTATAACATTATAACAGTTATAATTCAAATGTCAACGATAATGTTATAAGAGCACTTTATTTATTGGTTAAATACACTATACAAGGAATTATAAATTATGGCCACAACGCCTATCATGCCTAATACATTAGCAGGCACCGCAGCTGATTTTAAAGTACCATCGGATACGGATATTCAAGCGGCTGCAAGGATTAAAAGACAAGGTGCTGCACCAATTGGTGAACGAGTAGTACCAGGAGTACCTCCCGGTGCCCAACCTACCCCTACGGTACTTACTGAAGTAATTGTACAATCCAACACCACGGTTGATCATTTAATAAAATATGGAGATCAACGAGTCAAGTTACGAGTACCTCCTAAGTATCTAGGTAATCCTGGTGGAGCCTCATTTAATTCTGTATTAGCATCTTTTGGTGGAATAATATTTCCTTATACTCCACAAATTTCTTATGAGAATAATGCTGATTGGTCAGAAATAAAACCCTTACATTCAAATTTTAATATTCCTTTTTATCAAAGAAGTGCTGTAAGTAATATTACTCTTAACGCTAAGTTTACAGTATCTAATTCCACAGAGGCCGACATTTATATTGCAACAGTACATTTATTAAGAGCATTAACAAAAATGAGATTTGGAGGAGCTTCCAACGGTGATACAGATAGTGGATCATCGCCACCTATTTGTCGATTAGATGCATATGGTACCTCTATGTTAAAAAATGTACCAGTAGCTATAAAAAGTGTTCGTATAGAGTTGCCTAATGATGTTGATTATTTTAGTGCAGATGAAAGATTTTCAGTTCCGACTATTTCTATTATAGCATTAACCTTACTACCAGTATACAGCCGAGCAGAGATGCAGAAATTCTCAGTTAGCGGGTACCTTGAAAACTCACTTGGTGAAGGATATATTTAATGTATAGCAAAACTAGTCCTTATTACACTACTTTGATAGATAATGGGTATCTTGATGTTATGTCATTCCGTGATATTCCGTATCAATCTGATGATATATTATTTGAAGTAACTGCTACCTATGAAAATAGACCAGATCTACTTGCTTATGATCTTTATCAAGATTCAAATCTATGGTGGGTATTTGCCATGCGTAATAAAACCGTTATTAAAGATCCAGTATATGATCTTGTAGCTGGTGTAAAAATATACCTTCCTAAAAAATCTACATTAGTTTCGGTGTTGGGAATATAATATATGGCATATGATACACTTGGAAATCATACTGGGGAATACGAAGGATCCGATGATACTGAACGTAAAACCAACGGAAATTCAGCCGACAATGCAAAAACGCAGATAGTTAACCTTTCTGGTGAAGGTAATGTTTTTAACAAGTATAGATCAATAACTTATAAATTTACATTATCAGCACTTGAGGAGAGACATCTTAAAGATCCTACCACATATAGAGATACTGATTTAAAATTAATCATATTACAATCTGGTGGAAAAGGCGATGCAAAAATGGTTCGTACTTTATCCACCAATGATTCTGCTGCTGATCCAGCTGGAGTAGGAGTTGCCAACTCGGCAGCGTTTGGTCTGAACACCCGTAGAGATGGTGGAGTCCAACGACAACGACTTGCTCAATCAATGTCAGGCGCAGGCAGTGCAACATCTGGTACAGCAGACGACAAAGCAGCAGCACGTACACGACGAAATTCAGGAGCACTAGGATACAAAGTTGGTCAATTATTTGATGGGTTTAATACTGACAGTCCTGGCAGATTTGACTTGTTCATGGAGAATGTTGAAATTGAAAATATGATGGCTCCGTGTCAAGAAAACAATATGACAACTGCTCAGAAGATTAAATTTGATGTTATTGAGCCATACAGTATTAATGGATTTATAGAAGCATTGCATGTGGCATCGGTGGCTGCAGGTTATCCTAGCTATCAAAATGCCGTATTTTTACTTAAAATTGAATTCTGGGGATATCCAGATGGTAAAGATTTTCCAGATCCTGAGAAAGTTCCTAATACTGATAGATATTTCCCTATTTCATTTAATGAAGTTAATGTTGAGATTACTGAAAAAGGTACATTGTATAGATGCAATGCTGTTCCTTATAATGAAAGAGGTTTTGGACATCCTAGTGTAACTAAAAAACCTATTAAGATGCAAGGGTCAACCGTTGGAGAAGTTTTAAAGAATTTATTTAAAGCACTTGATGATGCATCTAAAGAAATACAAAAACTCGAAGATGAAGAATCGGGTGTTAAATCTAAAGACTATGATAGATATGAAATTAAATTTCCAGTGTGGGATGAAAAGCTAGGCTGGGATTACACCAAAGAAAATTCTATAGTTAACAGTAAAATGGGAGATGTACTTACTTCTGAAGTGTTGGTTGAGATGAACGATCCTGATAATAAAGACGGGAACAATGCATATAGAGCAAATAATGCAAAAAAATCCAATCCTAGCGATCCTCCAAAATCTGTACCTCGAACAAGAAATTCTGTAGTTCAATTTAATCAAGATCGTACTATCAGTGAAGTTATAAGTGCTGTTATTAGAGATAGTGATTATGTCCCAAAGCTATTAAAAGGTTTGATGGAAAAAGGAAGTAAGGTTAAAGATGATTTTGGGTTTGTTGACTATTGGCTAATTAGAATAGAAATTATTAATTCAAAAGAAATTAATCAATTAGGAAAAAAACCTTTTCAAACATTTAGATTTATTGTATCCAATTATAAAATTCATTATACTCGTATACCAGGATATGGAAGAGAACGTATTAACTCAAAAGATTTAGAAAAAATAAGTAATCGAGATTATAATTGGTTATACACAGGAAAAAATATTGATGTTTTAAATTTTAAACTTAATTTTAATAACTTATACTTTGAAGCAATTCCTTTTAATAACGGTTCAAAACCAACTTCAGGAACATCGGATAAAGCTAGTCCCGGAGAAGTGGTTAACATTAAACTAAAAGAGCCTGCTGAAAATACCACCGTTCAAGGAAATAGAGAAACTGGTCAAGTTCCTGATCCTGCTGTTAAAGTTATATCAACTAGAATACAGGCAAATTATACAGGTAATTCAGGACAACCAAAAGAAGATCCGTATGCTTTATTGGCTAGAACTATGTATGATGCAGTGATTAATTCAAATGCAAGTATGCTAACAGGAGAACTTGAAATATTAGGAGACCCGTTTTATCTCGGAACAGCAGGCGTAGGTAATTTTAATCCTACACCTGCTAATAGAGGGCAAACTAAAACTGGAGAAATAAATCAACATTATGGTGCTGTTATAATTACTATTACATTTAGGAATCCTGAAGATATTAATAGTTTTGAAGACGGCGGCATGATGAGATTTGATAGTAATCGTGTTCCATTTAGTGGTGCTTATCAAGTGAACACCGTACTTCATACATTTAAAGATGGTTTATTCAAACAAAAATTAAATGTTCTAAGAATTCCAGGACAGGTATTAGATTCAGATCTACGCAGTAGTGATCCTGCCGATAGAATGACTACTAAACCTAAACCGGGATCTCAAGTACTACCAGACACTAGTAGAGCAGGTGGTTTACCACAACCCACTGCTAATGGAGGAACTGTTCCGTTGAATAGTTTACCAGAGGGGAGATAATGATGAACGTTGAAATGCCAGATGGCACCATAGTTAAAGATGTTCCTAGTGATGCTACACAGGCTGAAGTATGGGAGTTATATCGTCAACAAAAAGAAAGTACTCCATTAAAAACAATAGTTGCTAGTAATACACCGTTGAGTTTGCCTATAAGTCCAGGAGTAGATTTAATAACAGGATTAAATCAAACACCGGGAATAAGCAATATACTAAACAAAACATCCTCAATTGTAGGAAAAGCATTACCATCTACTAAAGATTTAACATCTAATATAAGATTAAACACATCTGGACTAGCTAGTCTTGGACAAGCTGCATTGGCTGGATTAGGTGCAGCAGCAACAGTGGCAACAGTTGCAAATTTATTAAAAGGTGATCCTTCAAAGAATGGTTTAACAGGACTAATTGGAGGTGCTCTAGCAACATCTGCAATTGGTGCAATTCGTAATATAGCCAATCAGGGATCAGGTATAGGCAAAGGTGCTACACTATCAATTACTCCAAGAACAGGACCATCTGATGTATACACATCAAATGAACTTAAACAAGGATTAGATATTAATCCTACATCTTTATCGGCAGGTAGTATATCCAATGCCGCGTCTGTTATTGGGTCTAATGTAATTGATGCCGCAAAAAACATAGGAAGCGGCATCAATGATATCATAAATGGTGTTGGTAATAAAATTAATTCATTAACTTCTATGCCAACTGACCCAAGTGGTATTGCTGCTAAAGTTGGTTTAGACCCTACTAAATTATCAGGACTTGTAGGTGCGGCAGGTATAGGTGGATTATTACAGAGTAAATTACCTTCACAAGTTAGTTCTATACTTGATAAAATTCCAGGTAATGTAAATTTAAATCAATTAAAAAATCAAGGATTGGTATTAGATTATATTCCTGTTAAGAATATTGGCAATATTCCAGCAGCTCCTCCCTTTGCCACTGCGCCTATTGCACAACCTGATCCTGCATATCTTAAACAAGTAGTTGCTCAAGGTGGACCAACTGCATTGCAAAATTTATATGGTGTTAATAGTATGAGTAAATTATCTACTAATTTAGTACCAGGTGATCTAATAGCATCTGCTGAACAATCTGTATCCATTGCAAGACTTAATCCATTTGGTAATTTATCAAAACTAACTAATGGTGTAGATTTAACTTCTGTTACAGATAAATTCAACTCGGCAAAAACAGGATTAACTGACCTACCGGGGTTTGCCGCAAATCTTAATATACCAGACATGAATATTGCTGGATCTGTTGCTGACAAATTTGGAAGCTCTTCATTGATAAAAAGCCCACTTGCATCGTTGGTTGGGAAAAATCCTCTTTCTCCACCATATACAGGGACTGATCCATCAATTAGATCAAAACTAGGATTGCCTTCATTGGGCGATGCATCCATTGCTTCGTACATTCCATCAGTTAGTAAACCGCCAACTGACTTAACAGATTTTTACGGATAAAATAAATGACAGAAGATACACGATCGCATGGTTCAAAAAATAGTCAGGATTCTCCTGGCCCGTTTCTAGCCGAAGTAACAAATCACGTTGACTCTACGTACATGGGAATGTTAGAAGTTGCATTAATAGGAGGTATGCCTAACTCTCCTAGGATAAAAGCTGAAACTTTTGTTGTTAGATATCTAAGTCCTTTTGCTGGAGTTACTTCAAGTAGATATGAAGGAACTAATAGCAGTGATTTTAATGATGTACAAAAAAGTTATGGATTTTGGATGGTTCCACCTGATGTAGGCTCTCGTGTTATGGTGTTGTTTGTTGATGGAGACCGCAATCAGGGATATTGGATTGGCTGTGTATCTGACATGTTTCAAAATCATATGATACCGGGTATTGCTGCCAGTAAGCAAGTAAAGATGACCGATGAGCAACGTAGAAAATATGGAACAGATAATCTTCCAGTTGCTGAATTTCATAAAAGGTCACAAGATTTAAAACATCCAAATCCTCAAAAATGGGCTAAACCAATACATCCATTTGCTGATAGACTAATGCAGCAAGGACTCCTATTAGACACAATAAGAGGTGTTACATCCAGTGGTGCTCGTAGAGAAGTTCCTAGTAGTGTTTTTGGAATATCAACACCTGGCCCAGTGGACGATAGCGCTGGTGCTAAAAGAGGACACATTGGCTACGGAGCAGGAACACGAGCACCTGTAAGTAGATTAGGCGGGACTACTTTTGTCATGGATGACGGAGATGTTAATGGACAGAATGAATTAGTAAGATTGCGTACAAGAACGGGGCATCAGATATTAATGCATAATAGTCAGGATTTAATCTATATTGGTAATAGTAAAGGTACCACATGGATTGAATTAACATCACATGGTAAGATTGATATATATGCACAAGATTCTGTAAGCATACATTCGGAACAAGATTTCAATTTCCGAGCTGATAGAGATATTAATATTGAAGCAGGACGAAATATTAATGTCAAAGCAGGCAAGAACATGGAAACAAATATCACGGGATATAATTATCTTACTGTAGACGGTGATCAAAAAATTGCTGTTAGAGGATCACATGATGAAACTATTGGAGATGCAGTTAAGATTACTGTGGGTAATAGTTATAATTTAAGTTCAACCAACGACATAAAACAATCTGCCGAAGGAACAATCAATTTTTCAGCAGAAGGTAATCTTAATTTAGGTACAGCATCACAAATGAATCTAGGAGCCAATGGTAATATTTTAGGATCAGGTGCTAATATACATTGGAATGGGCCTGCTGCACTTGCTCCTACTCAAGCAGATGCTGCCACAATGCCACCACAATTGCCATTGTTTAATTTGCCTAACAGAGATGTTGCGGTAGGATGGGCAAATGGGGTATTCTATAATACTAGTCCACTTAAATCTATCATGCAACGTGTGCCTACTCATGAGCCGTGGCAACAACATGAAAATCTTAATCCACAACAGTTTTCTGCTGCGGCCACAGATGTTACTCTAGCAAATACACCAGGTTCAAGTAGAGCGGCTGCCGGCGTTCCTCCTAATCCAGCATCAGAAATACAAACACCTGCCAATCAACCAGATGTTGTTCCAGGAACTTGTACGCCAGAATATTCAAAAGATATTAGTAATGGTGCTGCTCAACCAGGAATTAGTGCTATTAAAGCAGCCTGTGCAAAATATGGTTTAACAAGTCCATATGCAGTAGCTTCGTTGTTAGGAATTGCAGGCGGTGAATGTCTGTGGAAAGCAGCAGAAGGCAACTACAATTATACTGCTGATAGATTGCTGTATGTATTCCCTAGTGTATTCAAAGGTGATAAAGAATTGGCTCAAAAGTATGCCGGCAATCCCAATAATAGTTTACCCGAATTCTTATATGGGCATACCACAGACAAAGGCAAGGCATTGGGTAATACACAGCCCGGTGATGGTCTCAAATATATTGAAAGAGGATATATTCAATTATTAGGTAGAGCTAATTATGCAAAATATGGAACCATGATAGGTAAAGATCTACTTAATAGTCCTGAGTTATTAAATGATCCTGCTATTGCTGCTGAAGTTAGTGTCAAATATATGTTAGATAAATGTAAACTTGATCAAACAGATACTGGATACTTTGAAGCCGCTGTTAAAGCTGTTGGACATAACACCACTGACATTTATGTAAGAAAGAAAGGGTATTATGAATGCTTCTTAGGACAGTTAAAAGGTGCAACATTGAGCACTGGTAATAAAGGAATAATAACTGATAGCAGCGGAAAACCTATTCCTAACGGTTAATAAATATATTATGCCTTACAAAAATCTTGAAATTAATCCAGTCCAATATAGTGATCAACATACTAATAAGTTAAATCAATATTATCAGGGATTTAGTACAGTTAATCCAACTAATCGTGGATCTAAACTCTACGACTTTGATCTAATTAAACAAGATATACTTAATCAATTTAATACTCGTAAAGGTCAACGAGTAATGAATCCTAAGTTTGGATCCATTATTTGGGATATATTAATGGAGCCATTAACTCCACAGATCAGCGATTTAATTAAACAAGATATTAGCACTATTTGTAATTCAGATCCTAGAGTATACCCTTTACAAATGAATGTCAATGAATATCCACAAGGGTATCTAATTGAAATAACGTTAGCAATGAAAAACACAAATCAAACTTCTAATCTAAGATTAGCATTTGATCAAAAGATTGGATTAGTTGTACAATAATCTACTCACTTAATTACATCAATAAATACGGTATAAACTATTATGATACCATCAACTAACACAAAATTACTAGTCAGCGAAGATTGGAAAAAGATTTATCAATCATTTCGCAATGCTGACTTCACAAGCTACGACTTTGAAACACTTCGTCGTACAATGATTTCTTATCTTCAAGAAAAATATCCTGAAGAATTTAATGATTATATTGACAGCAGTGAATATATTGCTCTTATTGATGTTATTGCCTACCTTGGACAAAATTTAAGTTTCCGTATTGATTTAAATGCTCGTGAAAACTTTCTTGAAACAGCACAACGTAGAGATAGCATTTTACGTCTTGCACAATTAATCAGTTATAATCCTACAAGAAATGTTCCTGCCAGTGGATTCTTAAAATTTACTGCTATATCCACCACTGATAGTGTTTATGATTCAAATGGTACAAATTTAGCAGATACCACAATTGGATGGAATGATTCAACAAACCCTGATTGGTATCAGCAATTCATAAACATCATGAATTCTGCAATGCCTAGTAATTTTGGAAATCCTATCGATAAAAAAACCATTGATTCTATAACCACAGAACAATATAAAATTTCTAGCTCAACACAAGATGTTCCAGTTTTTAGTTTTTCTAAAAATATAAATGGTACATCTATAAATTTTGAAGTAGTGCCTGCAACTTTCTCAGGTAAAGACTATATCTACGAAGAACCTCCAACTCCTGCCAATCTTTTTAGTATCATTTATAAGAATGACAATCAAGGTAGTGGAAGTTCTAATACAGGATTCTTTGCACATTTTAAACAAGGTACAATAAATCTTTCAACATTTAATATTAGCAATCCAGTAATTAATGAAATCATAGGAATCAATACTCCTAATATTAATAACACAGATACATGGTTATGGCAGCTAGATAAGAATGGCAAATATTCTACTTTATGGACCAGTGTTCCTTCATTGGTTGGAAATAATGTAATTTATAATAGTGTAAACAATGGCATTAGAACACTATATGCTATAAGTAGCCGAGACCAAGACCAGATAGATTTAAACTTTGCCGATGGTGTATTTGGTAATTTACCAAAAGGAACGTTTTCATTCTTTTATAGACAAAGCAATGGATTAACCTACGTTATCAAACCTGAACAAATGAGCGGAATTTCTGTAACTATACCTTATAAAAATGCCGCTGGACAAAATCATTCGTTAACAATAACTTTAAGTTTACAATATACAGTTACAAATAGTGCAGGTTCTGAATCCAATGCTAGTATACAAACAAAAGCACCACAGATATACTATACACAGAACAGAATGATTACTGGAGAAGATTACAATATTGCTCCTTTAAAAGCTGGCTCAGACATTTTAAAAATTAAGAGTGTTAATCGTGTATCAAGCGGTCTTAGCAAATATATTGATTTATCAGATGTTACTGGAAAATATAGCAATACTAATATTTTTGCCAATGATGGAATTTTGTATAAAGAAGAAAATAATAATATATTTGAATTTGAATTTACAAATAAAAATCAGGTAGTGGCTGTAATTAAAAATACACTGGCTCCAATAATTACTTCTCCTGAATTAAGATCTTTTTATTTAAATCATTATAATAAAATTGATTTATACTCTTTAGGCCTATTATGGAAAGAAGTTAATGTGGTTTCTAATCAGAGTAGGGGATATTTTTATATTGGCACACAACCGTATTCTGTAGGAAGTTCTGGTGTATTAGGATATATTACCAATGGAGCAATGATTCAATTCTATGCACCAGCTGGCAAGTATTTTGATACAAATAATATCTTAAAAAGTACTCCAACTTCCGGAGTTCCTACTAATGGCCGTATATATATTTGGGCCACTGTTAAACAAATTATAGGTGATGGATCTAATTATGGGCAAGGAGCATTATCCAATGGAACAGGTCCTATAATTTTTTCAATTCGTGTTCCTGATGGCTGCATACCATACGTAGTCATTCCTAAATTTAATAATACATTGAGTTATCCTATTGAAAGTGAAATTGCAAATATTTGCGTGACAAAGAAAAACTTTGGATTAACTATCAATGCTACTACACGTGAGTGGAGTATTATACTTAATTCTAATTTAAATACTTTGAGCCCGTTTAGTTTGTTTAATCAAAACAATACAGAAGAAGTTGGATTAGATGCTAGTTGGTTAATTTCTTTTGTATGGACCGGCAAACAATATAAAGTGACGTATAGATCATTAAATTATATATTTGAAAGTAGTCAAGAAACTTCTTTCTTTATTGACAAATCGTCTGTTAATTATGATTTTACAACAAATAAAATTATCAAAGATAAAATTAATATACTTTCTATAAATTCTTTAGCAATATCATCTACTACAGGATTGGGCAACGATCATCCTTGGCAAATCGATAGTGCTGTTATACAAGCAGACGGATATGTTGAACCTAAAAAAGTAAAAATTAGTTTTTACGATTCTGATAATACAGGACAGTTGTTTGATCCTACATCTTTTGATACAATAGTAGGATCTCAATTTGTATATTTTGAAAAAACCACAGGACAACCGGGATATAAATTAAGCAACGCTAATATAATTCCGTTTTCTACTGAATATGATTTTTTAGCGTATAAAACTAATTCTAATAATATAGTTCAAAATGGCGATTTATTTTATTTTTACGATTCGTCATTAAATATAGTAAAATATTGGTCTTCAACTTATCAGAAATTAATGTACACAGATCAATATTTTGGTAGATATGGCCGCGCCAATATTAAATTTCATTATCAGCACAACAGTGGAAATGAAAGAAGAATTGATCCTAGCAAATCAAATTTTATAGATATATATGTGTTGACAACAACATATGATAATGATATTAGAAATTGGTTATTAGGAAATTTAAGTGCAGAACCTTTGCCACCTACTAGCCAAGCATTAGAACAAAATTACATGGAAACACTATCACCTATCAAAGCCATTAGCGATGAGATAGTATTTCATTCAGTAAAATATAAAGTATTATTTGGATCTAATGCAGTTTCTAATTTACAGGCAAAATTTAAAGCAGTTAAAAATCCTGATAAAATTACAACAGACAATGATTTAAAAACAAGAATACTTTCTGCAATTAACGATTTTTTTGCATTAGAAAATTGGGAGTTTGGACAAAGTTTCCATTTTGGAGAGTTGTCTACATATGTAATGAATATGCTTACTCCTGATATTACAAATTTTATTATTGTTCCATTAACAGAGACAAGTGCGTTTGGAAGTTTGTACGAAGTTACTTGCTTATCAAACGAATTATTTATTAGTGGTGCAGAAATTAAAGATATTGAAATTATCGATGCTATTACAGCAACACAATTAAAATCATCTTCGTCTATTATAACAACAAGTGGATCATAAAATGGCAGATAACAAAAAATCAGTTAACCTGTTACCAGAATATTTGAAATCAGATAAAAATTCAAAATTCTTATCCGGTACAATTGATCCATTAATTCAAACTCCGCAAATAGAGCGTATTGATGGATTTGTTGGATCAAAAATAACTCCTAATTATGATCCAGTTAATGATTATTATATAAACGAAGATTCGTCTCTACGTACAAATTATTCTCTTGAACCAGCTTTGATATTAAAAGATAAATCATCAAAAATTACAGATGTAATTGCTTTTGATGATTTAATCAATGAAATAAAAACACAAGGAGGTAAAACTGATAATCTTGATCTTTTATTTAGATCAAAGTTTTATTCATACGATCCTTATATTGAGTGGGACAAATTAATAAATTATACACACTATCATTGGCTACCAAATGGTCCTGATTCTATATTGATAGACGATCTTAAAGTAGATATAGAAGGGCAATCCACATATACAATTTTAAATAATTATTCATTAAGCAACGGAATGAAATTAAAATTGTCTTCTGATGATAAAGAATATTATGTTGAGGGTGTTGGATCATCTATTAAATTAATTGACGTAAATTTATTAAATGCAAATGAGCTAGTAGATACAGTTTATAATGAAACGTTCGATGGCGCAGCATTTGATAATTATCCATTTGATGGCGATAAGAAAATACCACTGACACCGGAATATATTACAATTAATAGAGCAAGTAAAGATTTAAATCCTTGGAGCCGTTATAATCGCTGGTTCCATTCTGAGATAATAAAGATCACAGCAGAAATTAATAAAATTGATTTTTTGTTATCTCTAGATTCTCGTGCAAAAAGACCTATTATAGAATTTAGAGAAGATATACAATTATATAATTTTGGTAATATTGGAATTGGAAAAATAGATTATATCGACGATAATACACTTGATGCATTTAACAGCGTTAACGGCACTATTGGTTATTACGTAGATGGTATTTTGCTTGAACAAGGAAATACTGTAATTTTTAATGCTGATGTTGATGATAATGTTAGAGGAAAAATATATACTGTAGATTTTGATTTTAGTACAAACCCTCCTACCCTACAATTAATAACACCAACTACTCCGTCGTCATTGGATTCAGTTGTAATAAACCATGGAACCAACTACTCAGGCACATCTTGGTATTATAATCATAATAACTCTAAATGGATCTATGCTCAACAACACACAAAGATAAATCAAGCACCGTTATTCAATCTCTATAATCACGATCACGTTAGTTATGGAGACACATCAATTTATTATAATTCTAATTTTAATGGTTGTAAAATATTTGGATATGAAATTGGAACAGTATATGATGCTGTTCTAGGCTTCTCATTAAAATATCAAAATAGTGTTGGCGTAGGTAGCTATTTGTTTAAGAATTATTTCATGACAGATAGTATTAGAATTACAAACCCTCGCAATAGCGTAAGTTCTATAGTTAACACCAACGTTACTTATTTTAAAGTAGGCAATAATTATGTCAATGTTTGGCAACTATCTGTGGATTATCAAATTCCAATTATTGAAGTACAGACAATCTCGGCATCTACAAGTACCATAAAAGTTAGCTCAGTTAATTCATTAATCAATGTTTCGATATTAGTAAATTCAAAATTAACAACTGCTACAATATCAGGTTTAAATCTTACGTTTGATAAAAATAATACATTAAACGCTAATGATGTGGTTTCGTTGTCAATTGTATCCAACGATATTCCTAATGCAAATGGATTTTATGAAGCACCTATTGGATTAACACATAATCCTTTAAATGGACCAATTTCAGATATGACGCTAACTGAACTTAGCGATCATTTAATTACAATGAGTAGAGGAATATCTAATTTCTCAGGATCATTGCCCGGTATTAGTAATTTAAGAGATGTATCTGGGTATTCAAAATACGGAACAAGACTAGTTGTAAATGCTAATCCGATATCTTTTGCACAAATTTTCCTTGGAAAAAAAGAACATAATGTAGTTGATGCAATAAGACATGCAGGCGATCAATATAATCAATTTAAAATGTATCTATTAAGATCCATGATTAATGTTGATAGTCAATTATCACCAGCTGACGCCCTTGATAAGATTTTAATTAATATCAATGGCAATAAAAATTCGCATTCTCCTTATTATAGATCTGACATGTTAGGGTATGGCTCTAATAAAATAACAAAATCTTATACAGTTTCTAATGTTAACATTGATACATATCCAATTGGTGTTGATTTTAATCTATCAACCTTGAGTTTTAAATCTGTACTAGTATATATTGGCAATGAACAATTAGTATATGGAACAGATTATAATATTGTAGCAGATGAAATAGTCTTTCATCAACAATTGAATGTCAATGATGTTATCAATATATATTATTATCCAGATACTTTAGGATCGTTTGTACCTCCTACTCCTAGCAAATTAGGTTTATATCCAACATATGCACCTATTATGTATAGTGATGACTCTTATAGAAATAATGCAGAGATCATAGTTATACGAGGACATGATGGAAGTATCATGCCAGCCTACAACGATTATAGAGATGCTATTATTCTTGAATATGAAAAACGTGTTTATAATAATATTAAAGTAGCATATGATGCCACAGTTTTTGATATTAATTCTGTATTACCGGGAATGTTTAGAAATGATAGATATTCTTTAGTAGATACAGATGTAATATTAAGAAACGACCATGCAACAAAAATATTAACCAAAGATTTTATTAAATGGGTAGGGATATATAATATTGATGCATCAACTAATAATGTTTTTGATGAAGGTGACCCGTTCACATGGAATTATAAAAATAGTTATAATACATTAACCAATACAACTTTATCAGGGTATTGGAGAGGTATCTATAAAGACTTTTTTGACACAGACAGACCTGATATATATCCATGGGAAATGTTAGGACATGCAAGTAAACCCACATGGTGGGATGAAAATTATAATTGGGTAAATCCTACAAAACGAGAAAATCTAATAGCAGCAATTGTTTCTGGATTAACCAGCAACCCATCGGCTCCTGCTGATATTAATACTAATTATGCCCGCCCTGGATTTGATTCTATTATTCCAGTTAATGATTTAGGAATTCTATTAGCACCATCTGAATTTTTAGTAAATGAAAATAGTTATTATGACAAAATAGTTGATTGGAAATTTGGAGATCAAGGGCCTGCTGAAACTGCATGGAAAAAAAGTAGCTATTGGCCATTTGCATTAAATGCGGCCGCTGCACTATTAGATCCTTGCAATTATACATCTTCAATGTTTGATACCAGTAGAACAGCATTGAATGTTAATACAGGTCAATTAACTTACCTAGAAGATGATCTATATTTAAATCCTAAAAAACTATTGTTAGAAGGACAAAACAATATACAAACAGCAGGATATGGAGTATATGTAGTTGAAGTAGGATTCCAGAAAGATTTGCATTATCTTGATGCCTTACAACAAGATTTAAACTACATTAATTTTAATTTATTTCATAAGTTAGGTGGATTTGTTAGTAAAGACAAATTACAAATTGTAATTGATTCTATTGATCCGATATCTCAATCACCTGGTGCAATACTTCCTCCAGAAGATTATTCATTATTATTAAATGTTAGTAATCCTATTAAATCATCTAGTATATCAGGCGTAATAGTTCAAAAATCTAATAACGGATTTATAATTAAAGGGTATGATAAAGTTAATCCATACTTTGAAATATTAGCACCTATATATGGTCCTAGTACATTAACCATTGGCGGAAAATCTGAATCATTTACAGAGTGGGTGGGCATATCAGGATCCGCCGGCCAAGGAGCAATAGATATTAATGCACCCGGTAATACAGTTACCACACATTATTATAAACAAGGACAACTTGTAAGTTATAATGGAAAATATTATAGGGTTAAAATTGGTCATACAACACAATCTACATTTGATGAAACATTGTTTTATCCACTTCCATCATTGCCTATGACAGGTGGAGCCACTGTAAAATTGTCTTCAAAATTTGAAAGTAAAATAACAAAGATTCCGTATGGAACAAGTTTTTCTACAGTTCAAGAAGTTTACGATGTATTGATAGGTTATGGTGCATATCTTGAAAACGAAGGTTTTGTTTTTGATGAATATAATTCTGATTTAAATGAAGTTGTTAATTGGAAATTTACAAGTAAAGAATTTTTATATTGGACCACACAGAATTGGGCAGATGGAAACTTAATTACATTAAGCCCATTTTCTGATTATTTAAAATACTCTTTTGCTGATTCTGTGGTTGACAATATATCTACAGGCAAGTATGAATACAGTTTATTAAAAGCTGATGGAAAATCATTCCCAATTGATAAATTTACACTTTCTCGAGAAGATGGTTTTTGTACTATTAAAACAGTGGATACCCTTGACGGTATGTTTTTTGCTACATTAAATTCTGTACAAAAAGAACATGCAATAGTTATTAATAACACTACAATTTTTAATGATACTATCTATGATATAGAAACAGGTTATA